CAACACTTATAGATTCTACCTATGATGCTTATATCTTTAAGTGGAATGCGATAAATCCCGCTACGGATGATGCGAATTTTACTTTTCAGAGTAGTACAGATGGTGGAAGTAATTATAATATTACTGCGACTACTACATATTTTTCAGCAAAGCATGGCGAAGCTGGTGCAACGAGTCTGGGTTATGAAGCTTCTTATGATCAGGCACAGTCAACCAATTTTATAAATTTAGCTGTTGGTATAGGAAATGAATCAGGCGAGTGTGCTGCTGGAGAATTATTTTTCTTTACTCCTTCCAACGCTACCTATGTAAAACATTTTTATAGTACAAATCAATTTTATCACGAAGCGGCATATTCTTTTAATGGTTATGTGGCTGGATATTTTAATACCACTACAGCTCTAAATGCAATATCCTTTAAGATGAATAGTGGCAATATGGATGGTGAAATAAAAATGTACGGATTACTATAATGGCTAAACTACGAGTCCATAATATAGAACCTTCTACAGGAACAGATGTAGCATTTGGTACAACTGGAGATACTATTGCAGTTTCTAGTGATTCTTTAAAATTGAATACATGGAAAGACAGCGGTGGGTTTACTGGTGGAGGACCACAATTGATTTTAAGTCAGACGGCTACTTCTAGCGCATCTATTTCATTTACTGCTGATATAGATTCTACCTATGACAAATATATGTTCGTATGTACGAATATAAACCCGGATAGTGATTCATATGAATTTACATTTAATGGAAGTACAGATACTGGAAGTAATTACAACGCAATAAAAACAACTACATACTTTTCCGCTCATCATCAAGAAGATGATGGTGATGCTGGACTTAATTACAGAGGCGGTGATGATCTAGCGCAGAGTACTGCTTTTCAAATTTTAACTGCATCAATAGGGGGTGGGGCAGATGAAAGCGCTGCTGGAATTGTTTATTTATTTTCACCCAGTTCAACAACCTATGTAAAACAATTCTATACAAGATTTTCAACTAACAGATCAACTGATGAATTGTGGGATACCTTCATTGCGGGATATTTTAATACAACTTCTGCGATTGATGCGATCCAATTTAAATTGACCAGCGGGAACTTTGACGGTATAATCAAAATGTATGGAATAGCCTAATGTCAGACCAAGCTTCAACAATACAGGTAAATACGATTGAACCGCAGAGTGGTACAACACTTACGGTTGGTAAGTCTGGTCAAAATTTAGTAGTCAATGCTGATTCACTTAAAGCGAATGTAGCTAAAGATGCAGGTGGGGGAGCCACGGCTGATGTCTATGCTGCCTTTACATCTACTGGTGCATCAACTTGGACTTGTCCTACAGGAGTAACCTCTGCTGATATTTTAGTTGTAGGTGGTGGTGGCGGCGGGGGAGATCCCGGTGCTGGCGCAGGAGGCGCTGGTGGTGGAGGTGGTGTAGTTCAACATGCTACTTATACTGTAGTGCCTGCTGTTGTATATGATATAACAGTAGGAACTGGTGGAGCTTATGGAAGCGGCGGCTCACCACAAGGTGTGAATGGTGTTAATTCAGTTTTTAATGTAAACGCAGAAGGAAGTCAAGCTGCTATGACTGCACTTGGCGGCGGTGGTGGAGGTGCATATTCGGCAGACGCCGAAGATGGTGGTAGTGGTGGTGGTGCAGGCGGTAGTGATGCAGATGGGGGTGGAACTGGTACCCAAGCAGATTCAGCCGGCGGAACAGGATACGGCAATGATGGCGGTGATGGATATGGTAGTGGTGCGGGTGATAGCATGGGCGGTGGTGGAGGTGGTTCAGCCGCAGTAGGTAATACAGCAGTTTCAAATGATGCTGGTGATGGCGGAGCTGGACAATTATATTCAAACTTTACATCTTATGGACAAAGTGGTTACTTCTCTGGAGGCGGCGGTGGTGGTGCTAAGTCGAATAATAGTTATGCTGGTTCGGGAGGCAATGGAGGAGGCGGTGATGGAACATATGAAGATACGGCATCAGCCGGAACTGCTAATACAGGCGGCGGCGGAGGTAGTGCGGGTGATATAGGTACGTCTGCTGCTGGAGGTTCCGGAGTAGTTTTAATTAGATATAATACAGGTGCTGCAGATCCTACTACATTGTGGGTGAGTGATGGTTCAGGAACTATATCTGGATTAAATTCAGGATTCGGAAGTGCTCAGGTATTAATATCATCGCAAACAGTAACAGATACTGCATCTGTTTTATTTACGTCAGGGATTACTTCAACCTATAAGGAATATATTTTTGAATTTTTTAATATAAACCCTGAGAATGATAATCAAAATTTACAAATACAATTCAGTACTAATGGTGGTTCAAGTTATGGAGTAGAAACTACTTCAACATATTTTCTGGCGAAGCATTATGAAGATGGTACTAGCGGAAGTTTAGCTTATGTTACTGATGAAGATGCTAACCAAAGTACAGGAATGATAAACATGGCTAGTGGCCCAGGAAATGGTAGTGATGAATGTGCTGCTGGTGAATTACATCTCTTTAACCCTGCCAGTACAACCTATGTGAAGAATTTTTATAGTAAATTTAACTTTTATCAACAAATTAATGCTAGTTTTAATTCATATGTAGGAGGATATGTAAATACTACCAGTGCGGTAGATGCGGTTATTTTCCAAATGTCCTCAGGAAATTTTGACGGAACAATAAAGATGTACGGAATTAAATAAACAAGTAGTATAAATAGTATAAGTAAAACACAATTACAGGAATTAATAAAATGCCTAGATTTAAAATGGTGGATGGTGTATCCATCCAATTGACAGCAGAAGAGGAAACTGCTCGGGATGCCGAGGAAGCTACATGGGCCAACGGTGCTTTTGATCGTGCAATTGCAGGATTAAGAGATGATCGAGGTCGCCTATTATCAGCTACAGATTTCTATGCTCTGTCAGATGTTACCTTGTCTGCGGATATGGAAACATACCGTCAAGCTCTCCGTGACCTGCCTTCTGGTAAGTCTACAGAAGATGAAGTTAATGCAGTCACTTGGCCGACAAAACCAGCAGCGTAACACAATAGAAGGTAAAATAAAATGGCGAATGATTTTAAAAGATATACAAAAGCTAATGTGACAACAAGCACAGGGACTTCTGCTGATGCTGTATATACAGTACCTTCTACTGGATCAGTAGCAATGGAAACTGTTGTTATTGGCATCTATTTATCTAATACAGAAGATGCCACTGTTCCAGCAGGTTCTACTCTAGAAGTTATTTCTGGAGGAAAATTAGTAGTACAGGGAAATGGAACAGCTAATGACATCATTAAAGTTTCTTGTAGTACAGCTACATCCTTAGATGCTACCGTGTCAGTATTAGAAGATGTTTAATAAAATTAGGAAGGATTAAAAATGTCGTATATAGGAAAAAGTCCTATTGATCGAGTATTAGGTCTTTCACAAAAGAATACATTTACTGGAGATGGTTCTACTACCAGTTTTGATATGACTAGTGCGGCTCCTGAAGGTGGAGATACCGCAGTAGATGTGTTTGTAGACAATGTTCGCCAAGAACCAGGTGTTGGTAAAGCATATATTTTAGCAGCAGATGGAAGTGGAGATTTTAAAAGAATAACTTTCAGTACAGCACCCGCAAGTGCAGCTACTATTTGGACCAACAATCGTTTAAGAACACAGATTACAAATACATTGCCAGGTGCAGGCACTATAACTTCAACCTTGTTAGCTACTGATTCGGTAACTAATATTAAAGTGGCTGATGATGCTATTGGTGTTGCTGAACTTTCTGCAACAGGTACAGCTTCGACAACTACGTTTTTAAGAGGTGATAATAGTTGGCAAACTGCTGGTGATTTTCAAGATGGATGATGTAGTTAGGTTAAGTCTTTCTGCAACAGGATTTATGACAGGACAAGCTGCGTTTAGTGTAGGTAATACAGCTACTGTAACTACTACTATTGAAACACCGGCTAGTGAAAATATGATGTCTGTAGGACCAATAACAATAGACGCTGGAGTAACCGTAACCGTTGGCGCAAGCGGCGCCTGGCTAATCGTATAATAGGAAAGAAAAATGAGTACATTAAAAGCAAACGTAATAGACTCCTCGACAGGAACAACAATTACAATTCCAACTACTAAAGTTTTAACAATTACAGATGCTGGTGGCATCTCTATGGCCGGTACAGCTATTACTGCTACTGGAGCTGAATTGAATATTCTGGACGGTGTAACATCTACAACCGCAGAAATAAATGTGCTAGATGGAATTCCTGCCGGACTGACTTCAACAGAACTAGGCTACAGTGATGGTGTTTCTTCAGCAATTCAAACACAAATTAATACTAAAGGTGTAGGTGATGCTCTTTTGGGTACAGTTCAAAGCTGGACCGCAGGACAAAGTGGAGAAATTACTGCACTCACTTCTGCAACCTCTATCACTATTGATATGGCAAACAGTAATAACTTTTCAGTAACCCTTGCACATAATGCAGTTTTTGAAAACCCATCAAATGATACAGCAGGACAGAGTGGTTCAATCTTTATCACCCAAGACGGTACTGGAAGCAGGACCGCATCATGGGGAACAGATTGGGAGTTTGCCGGTGGTACAGCTCCAACATTAACAACAACTGCGGCTGCTTCAGATAGGATTGATTATGTCATACGATCAGGAACCTCAATTCAAGCAGTAGCCACATTAGCTTTATCATAAGGTAATTTATTAAGTATGAGTATTATTGGACAAAACATACTTGCCGGGGCGGCTGGAGCTGGTGGGGCTTATACCATTGATCAATCTTGTCGGTTTAATGAGTCAAATGATCCTAAATTATCCCTCACATTAAGCGGAGCAGGTGATAGAAAATCTTGGACATATAGTTGTTGGTTCAAACCTTCGACAGTAGATGTAACTGGTGATGAAGTTTATATGTTTAGTGCTGATGATGTAGGTGGCAGTAACGGTTGGTCTGACCATATAAAGTTTCTAGAATCCACTCACCAATTGATTTGGATAATTATACAAAGTGGTGGGTCGTCTGCCGAGGGAGAATTAAAAACTACACAGGTATTTCGTGATCCTTCTGCTTGGTATCACATAGTGTTTGTTTGGGATTCTGCAAATGATACTGCCAACGATAGGATGCAGATATGGTTAAATGGAGAACGTATTACCGCATTGGCAACCAATAATACCCCAGCGGAAGACTATGAAACTCTTTATTACAATAATAATGGCAAAGACCAAGTAATTGGTAATGCTTTTGATTCGAGCAATAACCAGTACAATGGTTATTTAGCAGAAATCTATTTTATTGACGGTCAATCCTTAGATGCATCCTCTTTCGGAGAAACTAATGAATTTACAAACCAGTGGATACCTAAAGACGCATCTGATCTGACATTCGGTACTAACGGTTTTTATTTTAAGTTTGAAGATTCTGCCGATCTAGGGAATGACTCATCTGGGAATGACAATGATTTTGCCGTAGCCAATCTAGCGACTGATGCTAAGTCACCAGATAGCCCGACTAATAACTTTTGTACTTGGAATCCACTAGCTAATGATGCACATGCTTCCACTTTCTATGAAGGAAATCTAAAAGGAACAACATCCACTTATTACGGAGCAGGTTCAACTTTTATATTACCGACAACTGGAAAATGGTATGTTGAAGGCCTCGCCGGTTCAGTAATAGCGGCAAATGGTTTATTTTTTGGTATAGCTGATCCTGCTGTGATGTTTACGGTAACAAAGATGTACGACAATCCAACTTATTGTGCAGTATATAGAAATGATGGGTTGCTAATTTACACTGGCGGAAATAATACTACTACTGATATTGCTTCATATGTTACTGGTGACATTATTGGTATAGCGGTAGATATAGATGCTGATGAATTCTGGTTTGCTAAAAATAATACTTGGCAAGGTGTAAGCAGTCCTAATCCTAGTACTGGTACTGCAGGACATACTTTAAGTACTCCTGCTGCTGTTGACTGGACATTTATATTTGGTTCAGGAGACACTAATACAGAAGAATTAATAATAAATTGCGGACAAGACAGTTCATTCGCTGCAAATAAAACAACTGGTTCCGCAGAGGCTGCAGATGGAAACGGTATTGGAGATTTCTACTACGCTCCGCCGACAGCCTTTCTAGCACTTTGCACCAGTAATCTTCCTGATCCTTCTATTAAATTGCCCGGTGAACATTTTAATACACTCCTCTACGATGATGGAGCTGGAGCTAAAACAGGATTAGGATTCCAACCTGATGTTGTATGGGTAAAAGCAAGAGGTGCTGCGAATGACAACAAATTAACAGATTCCCTTCGTGGAGTTGAGGAAGCACTTACAACAAACACTACCGCTGCTGAAACCACATACGCTCAAGGTTTATTAGCATTTGGAGCTGATGGTTTTACAGTGGGAACTGATGATCATTTTGATAGCACTGTTGGCTCTGGTATGGCTTCATGGAGTTGGAAAGCAGCAACTACTTTTGATCCAGCAACTGATGGAGATATTACAGTTGCTTCTGGTCAAAGCAACGCTACAGCAGGATTCAGTATCGTTAGATACACTGGCGAAAATGCTATAAATACAATTGGACATGGTTTACCAACTGCTCCAAAACTAATCATAGTTAAGAATCTTGGGGTTGTGCAGTGGCCAACCTTTTATAACCGGGGTGATGGTACGGATGGTATTATTTTTCTTGATCAAAGTGGGGCTGGGTCAAATGCAGGAACAGCGTATTGGAACGATACCAACCCAACAGCAAGTGTGTTTACAGTCGGAGCGGCAAACGATACGGGTGGTCTTACTTCCCCTGATTACATAGCATATTGCTTCGCTGAAGTAGAAGGCTACAGCAAGATTGGTTTATACGAAGGAAATAACAATGCGGATGGAACTTTTATCTACACCGGATTCAGACCAGCTTGGTTTATGATAAAGAATACAGATTCTACCGAACCTTGGATGATAAGTGATAACAAAAGGTCTACTTATAATCTTGTAACTAGGGATTTACAACCTAGCACTGGCAACGCAGAGGCAACCGGTTCTTTAAGCATAGATTATGTGTCCAATGGATTTAAGTTAAGATCCAATAATGCAACAATGAATACATCCCACACTTTTCTATACGTGGCCATTGCTGAATCCTCATTTAAGACAGCGAACGCTAGATGATATGAACATAAATAATATAAACATGGTACAACATAGGAGAATAAAAAATGTGGTACGTTGAC